TATGGTGAAAAGGAATTTGTTTATTACAACGGGACGGAATTATGCGTCCACCCTGCCAGCGATTGGGAGGGACAGTTAAAGGAGCTGGAAGATGAATAAACAGGAATTGATTGAGAAAATCAAGAATTGTCCCTATAATAATGGATTGATTGTAGATACAATTCAAATCAACAGAAATACTTTGTTGAATTGGATTAAACAACTAGACGAACCGCAGAAAGTCGTAGTTCCGCAGTCCGTGGCGGATTGGTATGAAGAGAATAAGGATGATTTTGAAGGGAATTTGTTTCGATGTATCTATGAGCTTTTTAAAAAGCGTAATGATAGCGAGCTAAATGAATTTGAAAATTGGGTAATTGATGCAAATACAAAACCATTTCAAACCCTCGTCAACATGAACCAGTTCGGCTACGAGGTCGAGAAAGAGAAGCGGTATTTAGTAAAGATTAAAGCAACAAAACACTACTTTGCAAAAGACGGTAACGGACGTATATATTTCTCTTTAAAATATGAGAGTGTTTTCACAAAAGCTGAGCTAGAAAAAGTTGGCTTTGGCTGGGTATTTGATTGTGAGGGCGTGGAAGTTGAGGAGGTGGAGTGATGGAAGTTGCAAAGTATACACACAAGTCTTTTGACGGAGTGAAAACCATAAAAGGCTGGGTTTTTGAAAAGGAATTTGTTTATTACAACGGGACGGAATTATGCGTCCACCCTGCCAGCGATTGGGAGGGACAGTTAAAGGAGGTGCAAGATGATTCCGAGATTTAGAGCATGGGATAAACATAGTCAAAAGATGTTTTCTAATGATGAATTGATTATCTGGAATGGCAATGTCTATGCGAACGATAGCAAAAAGCTTACCTGTAACAATTTAAAAGGATGGTCGATTGATGAAGAATACCTTATGCAATCAACAGGCTTGTTTGATAAAAATAACAAAGAGATTTTTGAGGGGGATATTATTGCAAATGGTCCAGATGTTATGTGTATGAAGAGACATAACACGCTAGGTTTTTATGTCGAGAAAAAAGGCAGGGTTGAATTTATTGCAGACGGTGCAGTTTTAGAGGATTTTGAAGAGGATGCTAAAGAGATTGCTGATAGCCTTGAAATAATCGGCAATATCTATGAAAACCCTGAACTTTTGGAGGAAAAAGATGAAAAACGAAAATAAAGACTCCTTACCACAAGTGTTAGGCGGTTGCTTAGGTATGATACTAGCCTTATTTATCAGCCTATGGCTCGCAGGAGTAGTCATTCAGTACGGTTGGAATAACATCATTGCAGCAACATTTGAAATCCAAAGAATAACATTCTGGCAGGCTGTCGGAATTGATTTGCTCATTACTGCGATTACTGGAAATCCGAGAGACAATAAAGAAAAATCTTGGTTAGAGGTCCTGGGGAAAGTTATTTACTGGTATCTTGTCCTTTGGGCTTTGATGTGGATTGTGGTGAGCCTTTTGTAAAATAAAAAAAGCCAAGACGCTCTCTGTCTCAGCTATAATTTCAACAATATTATTATATCATAAAGGAGAAGATTGGCGACCTGTACACAATCACAATACAGAACTACGGCATTTTCGTAGTCACGAAGGAGGTGTATGAGAAGGTGAAAGTTGGAGATGAGGTGATGCTATGACGTTCGTTGAACACAATAACCGTCAGAAAGCCAATAAATTTGCTGAGTATGTAACAGGAAAGCCTTTACGAGAATACTTAGCAAACAAAGTAAGACAATATTGCGGTGAGAATGTATCTGTCTTTGATGGCGCTGCAGGTTCTGGGCAGTTGGAGCAGTTTATCAGTATGACTGATTTTCATGCGGTAGAAATCCAGCAAGAAAGTAGCGAAGCACTAAAAACGAATTTTCCGCATGCTGTCGTGAATAATCAGAGTTTTTTCACTTATCAATCAGATATCCAGGTTGATGCAATTGCAATGAATCCACCTTATTCTTTAAAGCTCAAAGAGTTACCAGAAGAAGACCAACAGGCCATTAAAGAATTATACCCTTGGAAAAAATCAGGTGTTGTGGATGATATTTTTCTGTTGAAGTCACTAACTTACACGAAACGATACGGATTTTATATCATGTTCCCTGGTATTGCTTACCGTCAATCTGAGAAGAAAATGAGAGAGCTGGTAGGGAATAACCTTCTTGAATTGAATGAGATTCAAAATGGATTTGAAGATACTCCTATCAATGTCATATTTTTAGTAATTGATAAAGAGAAGAATACTCCTGAAATTTCCAAAGAGATTTATGATTGTAAAACTCAAAAAGTTGAATATCAAGAATCTGATAAATTAAATTCAGATTTCAGTTGGGTAATACCTAAGAAACCAGTAGAGAAAGAAGAAATAGACATTGATAAAGTAAATGCTGAATTAGATCAAATGGCTATCGACCACCTTGAAAAACATTTAGCAAGTCAACTAGTCTTGATTCAATTCTTTAATGCAGATATTGACTTAAAATCGTTTATCACAAAGTGCCACAAAGTTTTAGATGATTACTTGTTGATGTACAATTTTGCAGTAGAGAGATAAGGAGAACAAGAATGAAGCCTAAAAAATATCCGTACACAGGGAGCCAAATAAATAAAGTGACTACAACAGGAATAGGAGCTCAACAGCTTGTAGTCTTTCCTAACGTAGCCTTTAGAAAAATCTTGCTCAAGTACGTTTTCTCAGTTGTCAAACAACATGACAACACTACAATCATTTACTTCAGAATTCCAAAACTACTCGGAGGATACGAGGAGGAAAGAGCAAAAGTATATCTAAGCTATGAAAAGACAATGAAAATACTCAATAGCTACTAAAACAAAAAAGCCGAGGCATTCACTCTACCCCGACAACGTTTTCAATAATATTATTATATCATAAAGGAGATAGAGAGTGAAGGCAAAAGAGCTTTTGAGCGAGTTGCAAAACCTCGACATGGATATCCAGAGCAGAATAGACGAAATCAACGAACTTGAAGCTGGCCTGCTCTCAAGTCCTAAGTGGTCCGGGGTTAAAGTTAAAGGGGGGCAAACCAGGAAGATTGATGATGTCTACGCTCAACTCATAACCATGAAGGGGGAAATCGAGAAAGACACGAATGTCATAATCAATCGAAAAATAGAACTCGGGCGCATGATTAATAAATTGGCCAATCCTAAACATCGGACAATCTTGAGGATGACGTACATCAATAAGATGTATGTAGATGATATCTGCGATAAATTAGCAATTAGCAAGAGTTCGTATTATAGCATGCGTAAGGTTGCTATTGAAGAGCTAGAGGTAATTTTGGAATAATTTGGAATATCTTGAGTTATCTTGGGAGTATCTTGAGAATATGTGTTAATCAAAAGAATCTTGATGTGCACTGTAATAATATTCTGTTAGAATGGTAGTATCAAATGCTGCGGCAGATGATACTCCTTTATGAAAATTGAGGCGAAAGCCTCTCTAGACGACGAGAAGGGTTCTGATACTCTCTTCAATTTGTTGCTCCCTTTGAGAAGTGTCCTTGGTTCAATTCCAGGCGTCGTCATAAAGGCTACACAAAAATAAATAAGAAAAGGTAAGAATATAATATCGATTCTAATTGAGGTCAGTAGTCGCCTCATATCAAACCACTCTTTGAGTGGCTTTTTATTTTGTGGAGAAAATAATGAAAATTGAATTGTTGGCTATAGATAAAATCAAAATGTATGAGAATAATGCGAAACTGCACCCTCGTGAACAGATTGAACAGATCAAGAAGTCTATTCTAGAGTTTGGGAATAATGACCCGATAGCAGTTGATGAACACAACGTTATCATCGAAGGGCACGGACGATTTGTCGCTTTGAAAGAACTAGGTTATGACGAAGTTGAGATTATCCGTTTATCTCATATGACGGACGAGCAGAAGAAAGCGTACATTTTGGCTCACAATAAGTTGACGATGAACTCTGGTTTTGATATGGAAATTTTAGAGTTAGAACTCGAAGATATCACAAATATCAATATGGAAGATTTTGGCTTTGATTTTGAAGAGATTGAAGAAATAGACGAAGATGTCGAAGAGGTAGAACAAGATGAATATGACGAGGAATTACGAGAAACAAACATTAAGCCAGGCGATATTTTTCAGTTAGGAGAGCATAGACTAGCTTGTGGAGATAGCACAGATGCGACGCATATTCAGAAGTTACTAGATGGTGCCAAGGTCGACACAGTCTATACAGATCCACCTTACGGCATGAAAAAGGAAAAGGATGGGGTGCGAAATGATAATTTGAATTACGATGACTTATTAGAATTCAACAAGAAATGGGTCCCCATCACGTTCGACGCTATGCGAGAAGTTGGGAGCTGGTATTGTTGGGGAATAGACGAGCCACTCATGGACCTATACAGCAATATCTTACGTCCGATGAAAGAGGCGCAGGAAATCACCTTCCGAAACCTTCTGACCTGGGACAAAGGAAATACTCAAGGTCAAATGTCGAAGCAAGCCAGAATGTACCCAATAGTAGATGAAAAGTGTCTTTTTGTCATGAAAGGTGTCCAAGGTTTTAACACGAACTTGAATAATTACTTTGAAGGTTACGAGGTGATTAGGAAGCCACTATCAGAGGCTGCCGAGCGCGTAGGATTGACATCAAAGAAATTGAAAGAAATAACAGGAGTCGGGATGTACTCACATTGGTTCACAAAGGCCCAATGGTTATTCATACCATTGGAGCAATTCCAGAAGATAGCGGACTATTATGGAAACGAATGGAACTTAGACTACGACCGTATCAAACAGGACTACGACCGTATCAAACAGGACTACGACGAGACCCGCGCTTTCTTTGATGCGACACATGCGAATTTCAATAATGTATTACATTTTAGTAGAACGAGCGGGGATGAGAGAGATAGCGCAGGTGGGCATGCAACTCCCAAACCACTCGCGCTAGTAGCGCTTATGCTCAAGTCATCAACTCGGAAAGGCGATGTTGTTTTGGATGTTTTCGGAGGAAGTGGTTCAACTCTTATCGCTTGCGAGAGGCTAGGACGGACGTGTTATATCAATGAATTAGAACCAAAATACGTCGATTTGATTATCAGACGTTGGGAAAAAGAGACAGGAAGAGAAGCTGTTAAATTGAATTGATTGTATTTTTTTGAAAAGGAAGTGAGGCGATGGCTAATGAGCAAAACTTGAAACCTGCAAACAAACGAACTAAGAGCGAACATAGAGAAATAGCAAAAAAAGGCGGAGTCGCTTCAGGCAAGGCTCGAAGAAAAAAAGCCAATCTGAGAAAGGCATTTGAAACAATACTACAAGCCGAGGTTGCAAGTCCGAATGTAAAAAAACAACTTGAAGAACTAGGCTTTGACTCAACTAATGAAATGGCTTTGGCTATGGTCATGATGCAGAAAGCTATGAAAGGCAATGTCCGAGCTTTTGAGCAAATCAGTAGACTTACCGCCATTGATACAAAAGATAGCCTTGATAAACGTGAACAAAAAGAGCGCATTGAAGCATTGAAATTGGGAAACCAAAAACGCAGGGTCACGCTTGAAGGTAGCGCAAGCTCAGAAGATGTCATGGCTGAGTATTTCGACAAGTTGGAGGATGCTTTAAACGATGGTACTTAATCGACTATATACAGACAAACAAGTAAAAATATTAAAAAGGGCAGTTGCTACTGACTGGTATATGATGATTAACCACGGCGCAGTACGTGCTGGTAAAACCAAGTTAGACAATGACCTTTTTTTGATGGAATTGAAACGAGCAAAGCGAAACGCTGAGAAAGTCGGAGTTAAGAACCCGATGTATATCCTCGGTGCAGTTTCATCAGGAACGCTTCAAACAAATATACTAAGAGAAATCTCTGACTCGTACAATTACGATTTTAAGTTTGACAGGCACGGGAATTTCACGCTCTTTGGTGTATACGTCGTCACAACGTTTACAGGCTCAATAGCGGGCTTGAAAGCTATCCGTGGTATGACAGCATTCGGAGCGTATATAAACGAGGCCACACTGGCAAATAAGGCGGTATTTGATGAAATCCTAAAGCGTTGTTCTGGTCTTGGTGCTAGAGTTATCTGCGACACCAACCCAGACCACCCTAAACACTGGCTTAAGGTTGATTACATCGACAAAGCGGACGGTGAGAAAATCCTTGCTAACCACTTTACAATCTTTGATAACACATTCTTGAACCAGCGGTACGTTGATAACCTAATAGCTACAACACCATCTGGCATGTTTACCGAGCGTGGTATTTACGGGCGCTGGGTAACTGGTGAGGGTGCTGTGTATCGTGACTTTAAAGAAGATATGTATATCGATAGTGCTCCAGATGATTTAGTCAGGTTCTATGCTGGTGTCGACTGGGGGTATGAACACTACGGCTCTATCGTGGTTATAGGAGAGTCAGCAGACGGTTCTATCTACTTAGTCGAGGAACATGCACACCAACATGAAGAGATTGATTTCTGGGTAGGTGTTGCTAAAGACATAAAAAGCCGTTATGGGAACATCACATTTTGGGCGGATAGCGCACGACCTGAACACGTAGCCAGATTTCAGAGGGAACAAATCAAGACGTTCAACGCAAACAAAGCGGTCTTGTCAGGAATTGAAGAAGTCGCTAAATTCATGAAAGCTGGGCGCTTTTTTGTTGTATCAGATAAGGTCAGCAAGTTCAAAGACGAAGTTTACCAGTATATCTGGAATGAGAAAACAGGCGAACCAATCAAGGAGAACGACGACGTGTTGGATGCGTTACGCTATGCGATTTACTCAAAACAAACACAACCAAAGGCAACCGTTAAGAGAAAATCTCTTTATGGTTTATAGAAAGGAATTAAATGTATCAGATTTTAACCTATCCACGAGATGGATACGATGAAACAGCTTTGAGTGAAGAGTTGATCTACAAGCTGATCCAGAAGCACGCACAAGAACGCAGTCGCTTGCGTGATTTGAAGAAATACTACTTGGGTGAGCATGCTATTTTAAAACATGAGCGACGAAATAAGAACGCTCCAAATTTCAAAACGGTAGCAAACCATGCGAAGGATATTGCAGACACGGCCACAGGATACTTCATGGGTAATGCTATTAAGTACAATAATACTGCTGAAGGTGATATCGAGTCCTTGCTTGTAGCATTCGACGGTGCTGAAATTGACCAGGTAGATACACAGAACGCTTTGAATATGTCTATCTACGGACGTGCTTACGAGTACATCTACGCAAAAGAAGGAGTGACTGAACTTGATTCGACTAGCGTAGATCCTGAAAATGTATTCCTGGTTTACGATGATAGCATCGAACGCAAGGTTCTCTTTGCAGTGTACTACTACGAAATCAAGGATGATACAAAGGATGCTACCAAGTATCAAGCTGAAGTATTTACTCAAAATCTGCACTATCACATTGTGCTACGTGATTCGAGCACAGGAACAACACAGGATGAACAAGTAGAACCACATAATCTTGGCCAGGTTCCAATCATTGAATACCGGAACAATCACTTTGCGATTGGTGATTATGAACAACAAATCAGCTTAATCGATGCTTACAATTCATTGATGGGAAACCGAGTCAACGACAAGGAACAGGCAGTCGAGTCTATCCTTGTTCTGTATGGTGCGCAGTTAGCTGATAACCTAGAAGACGCCAGGGAGGCAATGAGTATCCTTGCTGAAGAAGGCCTCTTGGAGCTACCGACAGATGCCAAGGCTGACTTCTTAAAGAATGCCCTGGACGAGAATGCTACTGAAATTTTGCGCAAAGCCTTGAAAGAGGATATTTACACCTTTAGCCACGTACCGAACCTGACGGACGAGAACTTTGCAGGGAATAGTTCAGGGGTAAAATAGTTGCCCTCCTCAAAGGTAACTTTGAGGTAATAAATCGGGTTAAAATTGGAAGGCGCAAAACAGTAATAACCTAGATTTTTATATTCTATTATGGTATAATTAGAGTATAAACATCTAGGAGAAAACAAATGATAAAAGATAAAATGCACAAACATCTAAACCAAGTTTATTACTCTATGTTAGCAAGATGTTATGATGAAAAACATTGGGCTTATAAATGGTATGGAAAACGTGGGATAGGTGTTTCTGATGAATTTAGTGATGTAGCTAAGTTCAGAAGTTGGGCAATGCAAAACGGAGTAGAATTCGGTTTGCAATTAGATAGGATAGATAATGACAAAGACTACTCACCAAGTAATTGTAGGTGGGTTCCTGAACATACAAATAAACGTAATCGTTCTGATAACGTTAAGTATAAGGGATATATCTTGAGAGACTATCTAAAAAAATTATCTGAAGAAAACAACATTTCTTTTTCAACTCTTGTCTACAGATATTATCGTTCAATAAAACGAGATGATTTAGTTGTTGACGATGATACAATTGATGATATTTTATTGAATTATAAAAAATACGATTTGAGACAATTTTCAAAAGGTGTAGACATGTCTGGCAAGACAATTGTTAGAGACGAAAAAGGAAGAATTGTAACATATTACTGAAGCTAATCAATTACCACTGCTGGTAGAAATATCAGTAAGGTTTAACGACTAGATAAAGTAAGCTAAGTAAGAAACGGTACATAGTATCGTTTTTTTATATGCAGAAATATCCACGAAATCCGACACCCTATTGGGGTGAAGAGATAGTCTGAACTTACGGGAAACCGTAAGAAGTAGAGGATAAAGAGCCTCTACGGTAACAACATTGAGCTATGGAATTTAAGCTGCTAGGTCTTGAAATGATTACTAAGACCAAGGAAGCGAATTACAAGCGAGGTCTTAGACAACGGATTGCTATCTTCGCGCATTATTTGGGCATGCAGCAGATTGCTCTTGAAGCACATTCAATCGTGCCACAGTTTAGCCGTGGATTGCCTAAGAACTTGCTCGAATTGTCACAGGTTATCAATAATCTTGAAGGTAAGGTCTCACTTCGTCAGCTTATTTCTCTCTTGCCATTCGTTGAAGATCCTGACGCTGAACTTGAAGAACTCGAAGAAGAGAAGGAGAAGAGCATGGAACGTGTGCCATTCTTTAACCAGGCTAACACGAAGCCAGACGAAGAGGTAGCAGATGAACAACAAGGACTACTGGACCCAGAGGAAGGCTAACCTTATCTATGAGCAAATGGATAAGGCTGAGAGCCAAGCGGACAAGTTTGATAAAGTTTACAAAGAATCAAAAGCTTATTTAGACAAGCAAATCAACCAGATCTTTGACAAGTTTCAGCGCGATTATGGTTTGAGTGAGCGTGGTGCTCGTCATGTCTTGAAGAACATGAAGGACCAAAAAGACCTGAATGAACTTCGTAAGGTTCTCGAAGCAAGACCGAATGACCCGAATATTCAACGCCTGCTTGCTGATTTGGACAGTCCAGCCTATGCTTATCGCATGAAGCGACTTGAACGGTTAAGTGCTGACTTAGATTTGATGCGTGAGTCTATCTATCATTCTGAAAAGAATGGCTCAGATACCTTTTACAGCGACTTGATGAAAGATAGCTATTATAAGGCTACTTTTGACTTGCAACAGCAGACAGGACTCGCTTATAGCTTCTCTGACTTACCTGAAACTGAAATCAAGCGCCTGAGGGGGCTAAAATGGACAGGAGAAGCTTACTCAGACAGAATATGGGATAATACAGGGGCGCTCGCTTCAAGCGTGAAGGACGAGCTTTTAGTAAGCCTTATGACTGGTCGAAGCGTAAGAGATACATCTCAAGCAATCGCTGAACGATTCGAAGTTGGACAGAATAAAGCTAGGCGCTTGATTCGTACCGAGTCAGCCTTTTTTCATAATCAAATGGAACTGCTTAGCTATGAAGATGCCGAGATTACAAAGTATAAATTCGTAGCAGTTTTGGACAAGCGCACGTCTCACATTTGCCAGGAGCACGACAACAAGGTTTATGATACGGACAAGGCTGTTCCTGGTGTGAATTATCCACCTTTACATCCATGGTGTCGGTCTACAACCATTGCACACGATGAGGATATAGACTACAGCAAGTTAGAGCGCAGGGCGAGAAATCCTGAAACAGGCAAAGTTGAGTACGTGCCTGCCGATATGAGTTATAAAGAGTGGTATTCTAAGTACGTTGACCAAGACGTGAAAAACATTAAAATTGATTTCTCTAAACTAACAACTGAAGAAATCAACAATCTTGATTTCGATGATCTTATGAAATATTATGAGTGGGTCGAAGAGCAAGAAAGATTTAAACAATTAGAAGAAAAAGAACGAATGAATATTTTCATGGATTCCTTTTCGAATGGGTTAGATTTGAAGCAAAAAACTCTTTCTAATTTTGACCATCATGCTAGAAAGTGGTATAATGATTACGTAGAAAAGCAATTATCTTTTGAAGATATAGAGTTGGCCAGTAATAAGATTAAAGATGTTTTAGAAAACAGCGAATTATCTATGCGCTTCAAATCTGAAAACATAGATAAACTGATAGATTCAACTAGAATTTTGAATCAGTTCGAAACCGGGACAAGCGGTGGTACTGTAAACTTGAAGTATCGTCGCCAAGCAAATGAACAACTTTTTGGTTTACAAGGGCAAAGATTGAAGAAACATAACTTTGAAAAGTATGGGTACTTCGGAAATAAAGACCCTTATGAAGATTTTCTATACAATTCAAAAAGCTGGGGTGGCGTTTCGCAATATGGAGATGTAATTGTTCGTTTTTCTAAAGATAAAATGTTATCAAGAACAACGTTCACTATAAACAATAGTTTGGGTCCTGCTGTCTACAAGGATTTAGTTGCGGATAACCCTAATTCGCCTCATCTTTTAAGTATTGACAAAAATTATTTACAAGATTATGTCGAACTTTTGAAAAATAAAAATGCAAGAACGCCTGAAGAGTTAACAAAAACGTTAGGAATTAGATATATTGAGGCTCAATTCCATGGGGATGTTGGCTTGACGGATATATCAAGTATGTACTTCACTAATAAAATACCAAATAACAATCAAATCAATGCGTTGAAATCGTATGGGATTGATGTTTTCGTGAAAGAGGGTGAAAAATTTGTTCGAGTTGAATAAAATCATAGGAATAGATGATAGTCGTAACAACATTCTAGTTACACTAACAGACGGTCGGTGTGCTCTTGTAGATTTAAACCGAAGAGGTTTTGTTGTAGAAATTCTATTAGATTCTTTTTACAAATGGATGAGTTTTTCAGATGATTTCACTGAAGAAGACGTTAGCAACGTCAAGGCCATTTTAGCAACCCCAGAAGGTATTGGGTATGGCCCACTTGCTGAAGAGTATGTAATTAATTCAAAAATAAAACGCGACTTTGATGAAATGAAAAAAGAAATCGGCTATGAATATTAAGCACCTAGAGCTATCTAAGTGCTTTTTTTATGCTCAGAAAGGAGTAAATCATGTTTATTTGGGAATGGGTGTTGATTGCCCTGGGGTGGTTGGTATTCCTACCACTGGTATCTTTTATCTTTTTGTTTATAAAAAACTTAAACAAAGAGCTCAAAAAAAGAAAGTAGGTGATCCAACATCTTGACTGGCAGGAATAGACTGCTATAAATCACTGTAAATTGCTATAAACCGTATCAGATTTGATGCGGTTTTTATATTGTCCGAGCATTGATGACATAAAAAGCCATGGAATTACACAGTCGGGGACGACTCTAAAAATAGGAGGTTCGGAATGAACGAAGAAACACAAACAGTCGAAGTCGAAACGGTTGAAGCTCAAGGGGTACCTGCAGAACCTACTATCGAAACACAACCGCAAGACGAGAAAAAGTACACAGATGCAGAAGTCGATGCTATCATCGACAAGAAGTTTGCTAAGTGGAAATCAGAGCAAGAAGCCAAGGAAAACGAAGCAAAGAAACTTGCCAAGATGAACGCTGACGAGAAACAGAAATATCAGTTAGATCAGCGTGAGCAAGAACTGGCCAACCGTGAACAAGCTATTGCTCGCAAGGAATTGACCGCAGAAGCTAAGGCAATGTTAAGCGAACGTGGCTTACCAGTTGAATTAGTGGGCGTGGTTGATTTGTCAAACGCAGAAGCTGTGACCAAATCAGTCGCAAGCATTCAGAAAACGTGGGAGGATGCAGTCCAGAAAGGTGTATCCGACCGAATGAAAGGTAGCGCACCTATCAAGACTGCGCCACAACAATCAACAGGGCTCTCAAGAGCTCAATTTTTCCAAATGAGTCACTCAGAGAAGGCTGCATTGAAGCAGTCGAACCCTGAATTGTATAACTCATTTTTGAATTGACCAAAAAGGAGAATTTAACATATGGCACAAACTAAAATCGCAAATCTTGTAAATCCTGAAGTAATGGGAGACATGATTGCAGCTAAACTACCAAAGAAATTGCAAGTAATTCCATTCGCAGCTATCGACCGTACACTTGAAGGCGTACCAGGGAACACAATCACAGTACCATCTTACACTTATATCGGTGATGCTGAAGACGTAAACGAAGGTGTAGAAGCTGGCGTTGTAGTCCTTGGTACATCTACTAAGACTGCTACAATTAAGAAGGCTATGAAAGCTGTTGAATTGACAGATGAAGCTGTTCTTTCTGGTTATGGTGATCCAGTTGGTAACGCTGAAAACCAACTTGCACTTTCTATCGCATCTAAAATTGATAACGATGCAATGGATGCTCTTTTGAAAACAAACACTCGCAAGCATGACTCTAAAACAAAAGCAATCAGCTATGATGTAATCGTAGATGCTATTGATTTGTTTGAAGAAGAAGTCAATACTGAAAAGGTTATGTTTGTTAATCCAAAACAAGTCACAACTCTTCGTAAAGATCCTAACTTCATCTCAGCGGATAAATATCCGAACCAAGTTGTTATGACTGGTGAAATTGGTACAATCGCTAACACTCGTATTGTTCCTACTAAGAAGGTTACTCTCGATACAACTAGCGCATTCTACACTTGCCCAATCATCAAACTTACTCATGATGACGAAACTGAAAAAGATACTGCAGCATTGACAGTCTATCTCAAACGCGATCCAAACGTTGAAGTAGACCGTAAATCATTGAAACGCTCTACTGAAATCTCAATCGACGAATTCTACACAGTGGCCGTTTCAGACGATTCTAAAGTCGTGCTTGCAGAAATCAAGAAATAAGGTCTGACACATGAAAGTCAGAGTCAAACAAGCGTTTAATGATTGGCAAGCACAAGTGGTTCGCCAAGAGAATGAAGTCTTTGAGATGACAGAAGAACGCTTTGATGAACTGTCTCACAATCTTGAAGAAGGATTCTCGGTTGATATCGCAGATGTAGTTGAAGTCATTGACGAAGAAGAAACCGAAGCACAAGGAGACGAGACGACTCCTTTAGATTAGGAGGTCTTATGGAACTTGGAAAACTTAAAATATTGACAGGCGAGAGTGACGAAGCAGTCCTCTCGTCTTTGATTTTACGGGCAGAAAATATCATTTTATCAGAAACTAATCGGGACAATCTCACGCCTGCACTTGAAAGACTTATCCCTGAACTTGTAATTGAGCTCTACAATCGTTCAGGAAGCGAGGGAGAGCAGTCAAGAAGCGAAGGTGGTATATCTGTCACCTACGGAGAAAACGGATTGTCTACGGGCATTCTACAGCGTATTCGGATGCATCGCTTAGCGAGGGTGGCAGGCCATGTTTTTGAAAAAGAATAGACTAAAGCCATATCCCATGAAACGGTTCAAGAAAATCGTGACAGACGAAGGGATTGCTAAAGAAGGATACACTGAAACGGTTGAAGAAATTCGACTTGAATTGTGGCCAGCGAGCAGCAAGCTACAATCTGAAATCTATGGTGAACGCTTGAATGATATCTTGAATGCGAACGCGAGCAAAGATGCAGATATTAACGTCAAAGATGGTGTTTGTATCGAAAGCAAGACAGAAGTCACGCATCGAGTTATCTCAAAGAAAGTGTATAGCCAACATCAAGTCTTGGAGTTAGAGCGTGTCAGGTTTAATCGGAGCAGATAGCTTAATCGCTAAATGTCGTAAGTTATACGGTGCAAAGAGCAACGAGATAGTAGGACAAGCGGTCTTGCATGCTTCCAAAACAGTCGTACAAGCTGAAGCGAAACTCAGGGCACCCGCGAATGAGGGTGAGTTGAGAAATAGCATCAGAGTCCGTCTGAAAATAAACGGCAACAAGATATCGAGCAAAGTCTTTACAAACTCAGACCATGCTGCCTATGTCGAACTTGGAACAGGTCCAAAAGGGCAAGAAAATCATTCTGGTATATCTCCAGAAGTAAGCGTGTCTTATCGCTCCACCCCTTGGTACGTGCACGAAGACCAGATTGACGTAGGACCTTACCATTTTCAAAAGATGGGAGAGTTCTACAAGATGTATGGTCAACCAGCACAACCTTTCTTGTACCCCGCTTTAAAAGACAATCATGACCGCATATCGATAAGTATTTCAAAATACGTTAGTAGAAAGATTAGAGAACAGATAAGATGATTAATATTAAGCCAGTTATTTTTAAAGAATTGCAGAATGTCGCAGATAATGTGACCGATACTTATCCGGACGATTGGGAGAACTTCCCGGTCGTCATTTTTTTGGAAGAACAAAACAAACC